TTTCTGCTTGGTAATGTTCTTTAACTGTTGGTTTGCATTCTTTTCCAGGTTCCTGGCAGATTGCAGGGCATTGAGGCTCTGAACCGCCGTAAGGGCGTTGTACAGGCTGCTGTTCCTGGATACCCCTCTGGACAGGACACTGTTGACCAACGCCCCACGCTGGGCTGTAAGCTGCTTGGAGAGCTGCCCCTGCTGGAAGGTGACCGAGTCCTTGACGGCTTGCTTGGCGTCCCACTCGTACTCCCAGGCTGCCTTGGTGATGGCCTCGTTACGGCGCATCTGCTGGGCAAATGCCTGAGCCGATTCAAACTGAGATCTGGCGTTGTTGACTGCCTTTTGGTTGTTCTGGGCGATCCAGTTGCGCATTGCCTGTTGGTTTTGAGCCTGGATGGCAGCAGCCTGGGATCTACCCCCGAAGATAGAACTCACACCCCCTGCAAGTGCACTGCCAAGGGCGATCATAGTCATTGGTTCCATGTTCTCTCCTTACCAGCCCCATTGTCTGGATGTGTTTTTCTTCTTAGGTTTGGTTGTAGTAGCAATAACTCTGGTAGCACCAGAGCATGGTACATAGTCAGCAGCCCTGAAGTTCTCGGACCAGTTCTTGACGGTCTTTTCCCATTCCTTTCGCTTCATGTCTTCCGTGGCCTTTGCCTTGTCAACAGACATATGATCACGGTAGAAAGCAACAGCGTGGCTAAGGGCATCAATACGGTCGTCATTCTTCAAGCATCCTTTACCCCGATGCAGTCTGGTAAGCTGTATCTGATTTTCATGATCTCTGATTGCATCTCGGTCTATGACCAACCTGTGGCTGGCCATGACTGGTTCAAGAATGTCGATGATCCGCTTTTCCTTTTGACCCGTTACCTTGAATTCCTCAATTCCAACCTGATGTGGACAGCTGTTGGCAAGGACTGGAGCCAGGATCTTTGTGAACATGCCGTCACCGAAGTTCGACTCTACCCTTACCAGTGGAATCGAGTATTGATTCACAAGCTTACAGATCTTATTAAGTGTAGCATCATCGTACCCACCCTCTAGACCAATCCATTTATGGATGAATACGGTGCCAGACAGGATCGATGCGATGCAGATGCCCGTTTCGTTTGTACCACGACCAGATGTGTCGATGGACATGTGGGTATGCTGGTATGGCATGTATTCGTTGGCAATGTGCATGGGTTCCATTACGGCATCCCCTGAGATGCCATGCATGGGTATTCCGTGCATCATGTTTAGACCTTGCCATATAATTCGCGTAGGAGCGACATTTGGATCCACATCATAAACCAACAGGTCTCGTAACTTAAGTGGATACTTGTCCATGTCAGCCAATGATGTGACCAACTTGTACTGCAGGGCATAGTGGGTTGGACCTACCTTTGCCTTTCTGCTTGCCAGTTCCTCGTCATCAAACCGCTCTGGCTGGGTTGGCTTTCCTGGTTCAAGACCAAGATCCATGATCCACGGAGCCACATCCTCTATCTCATATGGAATGGATGGGTCTGGCATTTCCGCTGGGTACTTGATCATAGGATAGGATTCCTTGAGGACATTGTACACCGAATCCTGGTAGTGGGGTGTTCCTAGGAATATGACTCTGGATCCTTTGTTCCTGATGGATTCCAGTTCGGCTAGCTTCTTCAGCAAGGCTTCCTTGCCCAACGGTGTCTCGTTCTTGCCAGACACTTCGATGTCGTCCAAGACGATTCTGTCGGCGTGTAGACCAGTGATCTGGCCTGTGATGCCTCTGGCCGCGCAACTGAGATCCTGCGTGAACTTGGACCTGACCGCGACATTGAATCCAAGGGCATTGTCTTTATCAATGTCTCTTGGCATGAGATGTTGGCAATATGGGACAACGCTCAGGATCTTTCGGGCCTGGGAAACGAAGTCGATTGCCTTTGACTGTGTATTGGAGAGAACCAGGAAGGTGAGGTTGGGATCCCTAAGCCATTCCCAGCTTGCGATGCAAGCGGTGATCGTTGACTTACCAGTTCCGCGTCCTGCTGCCAGGATGCAGTCATTGGCACCTTCCTGGATCTCTCTGCTGATCTCATATTGGATTCTGGTAGGTTCGCCAAGTCCTAGATACTTGAAGCAGAAATACAAATGATTTCTGAAATCTTCCTTTACTTCTTGGGGAACCTTCATCTATCCTCCTAGAGTTTCTTCATCTTGAATGGAACACGGTCTGCCATGGCCGCTTCAACGGCCTCAAGGGCTTCCTCTGGGATTGCCCCAGCCTTGCCCTTGTTGTCGGCAAGGATTCCCCTTACCACGGTGTACAGACCTGGTGTCTGCTTTTCGGGATTCTGAAGATCGTCAATGAGACAATCGATAAGAAGCTCCTGAAGCTGGTTGATCTTTTCCTTCATTCATTACTCCTTGCCAAACAGCTTGCCTAGCTTGGTGATTGGGAAGACATGTCCTACGACATAGCCAACCAAACCAAGAAGACCAGCAAACCAAACAGAACCGAGAAGAGACTCAAACGATGCGAGAGTTGTAAACATAGTTTACTCCTGTAAATGCGACCCGAAGGTCTAATTATGGGGCAGTATAGCCCTGGGCATTAAGACGAACAGTACCTGCAGCACTTAGCGTGGCGTTAAGTGCTGTAGCTGCTGTTGTTACTAGTTCGGTTGGAAACTCTATAGACACTGGGATGTTTTGCGGAAGCGTTAAACGCCACCGTTCTGTTGTACCATCTTTAATGATTAGGTCTACAGCCGTTCCAGTGTTAATTGCTTGGATAGCCGTGATGTGTCTTTTCAAACCAGCAGCACCTGCTGTTTGAATAGCAACATCTGATGTTGTCGTTAAGCTCAAAGAAGCATTCCAACCAGCTTCGGGAAGGGCATACGGCTTTACAACGCCAGCGCCAATCATTGTGCCAAGCCAACCAACATTGTCACCAGCTGCGCTCATTGCGGCAATGTTAGCATTGGATGCTCTTAAGCCAACCGTAACTGGGTTACCTATAGCAGCATCTACAGCAACGGTACCAGCCACAGCCACGGTACCACCTACGGTTGGATTTGAGGCAAGAACCACAGGAAGTGCATTGATTACATCTGTGCCTGTCCTTTGCACAAGTTCCACACGACTTCTTTCAAAGTCAAAGAATCTTGCGTAGGAAATACGAAGATCTGTTCTTTTGATCACCTGACCGCCGCAGTTTGTTGTTGTAAAATCGGCTGGCAATGATGCTGCAAATGTGCTGGTGACTGGTAACAAAGTCAACGTGGTTGTTGAAATATTTTCAACCTTGTAAACACCATCAATAGCAAGATCTGCTACTGCTGACTGCCTGAAACCAGCAAGATTTACGTAATCACCGATCACAAGTCCAGCCCAGGCTGCTGCAGCAACCAAAGTAACCCGTTTATGGTTGTCTATGGGACTGGTTGCCAAGGCAGCGCTTACCTGATCCGCTGCGTTGTAACCAAGCGCAGAAGGAAGATTACCACCATGGACTACCACGACAATACCACCAAAAGAGGTAACAGTACTTGCAGTACCAATCGCAACAGTAAAGGTGGTTGGATTTACAACTGTAATACCAGTTGCCGTGGTAAGGTTTGGGAAGGACGCAGGGAGCTGGTCTGAAACACCGTAAATGGTAACCTGTGAAAGTGCATTTAATCCGTGTGGCCTATCGCATGTGACTGTAGCCGTGGTAGTGCCAGTCTTTGCAATTGAAACAATTTTTGCAACTGGTCTTGTGAAGTCTTTTGCGTTTGTTGCTCGGAAACGCAACGAATACTCTTTTAGCAGCGAAGGAATAACTTGTGTTCTGTTTATCAACAAAGACGAAGCGGTAACGGCATCAATCGTGGAGTTGGACCACTGAAGTCGATCACCCATCATCAACAGGTTGTACTGGGTTGTTGGAATAAACGAGTACGCACCAAGAATGTTGCCAGCAGCTTGGACAGATGCCGTGCTAAGTGTAGTCACGGAATGGTTTCCAAGAACTGCACCAGATGGAAGAACGTCACCAGCTTCAGATCTAACGTAGAACGATGCATTGGTAGCCGTTGCGTTTTCCAAGATCATGCTGGTTCCGTTCTGGGAACCACCCAAGGCGGATCTACCACTTAGTTGTGGATAAGAAGGACCCGCAAAGGGATAGGTTGTAGTAATTGACGGTACAGTATAGCCAGCGGCACCAACCAAGGAAACTTGATTTGGACCCACTATAGCACTGACAACCAGCGCTGGGTAATTGAATCGTGAATCTGGTACGCCACTGACTTGAACACGTGCACCAACAGCCAGATTATGTGCTGTTTGCGTAGTTATGGTTATTGCGGTAGCATTGTGAACAAACGATGTGATATCCAAACTAACAGGAAAATTTGGCACAATGTCTTCATCTACGACCTCAACTACCATTTCCTGGCCAAACGTTCTTTGCGATGCATGCAAACCAACTGTTAGATCAACTGGCAAAAAAAACTTTTGCTTGCTGGTAATAGAGATTTCTGAGTCAGTTGCCCACGGATCCTTTGAAATTACCAGATAACTTGCACCGACACAGTTGCCATCAGCGATTACAATGTCATCAGTGGCATTGGTTCTATTTTCTGCCCACACCGTAGGATTTGGGTAATCCTCAAAAGACTCGCGAAACTTTGAAACAAAATTACCACCAACGGTTGGTAATGGGTTTTCCTTAGATACTACCTTACCGAGATGTGTCAGGTCATTTTGAATTGGCATTTTTTCCTCGCTTGATTTTCTTAAAGGCTTGATTTAGTTCTGGGTCTTCCGCCCTGAGAACCGCCACGGCTTCCTCTACCGTAGTCTTGCTTGACTTATCCAGTGCCTCGGTTAACAAGGAAGCCTGGTCCATTTTTCTAGAAGAGATCCAACCAAGACGAATAAACAAAGCCTTAGTAAGATGCCCAATACCCAAATACCACAACAAGAAACAACCACCTAGGATACTTAGGCCAACCATGACATACACAATCATTGTAGACCACCATGGAACCTTGTCTTCCACTTTTGTGAGGTTTACCAAGGTATTCTTGGTTGCCGAAATGATTGTATCCTGTTCCTGAACACCTTTTGCAGAGTGGTCTTGGATTGTTTCGACATCTATAAGCTCGTTCCTAGTGGCTAAATCAATTGCCACGAACCTTTCCTTGGAAGATGTCGCTATGGTCTGAACCTCGTTGACATCCTTGGCAATTTCCTGTACTGGAGACTTGCACGAACATAGGACAAACAACACGCAAAGCAATAAGTATTTCATTTACGTTTCTCCAATTCAAACACGCGCACCTTTAGGTCGTCCAGCATGGTGCGGTGCGCTGCGTCATTTGAAGATACCTGGATCTGAGCCTTGACTAGATCCTGGACAATAAGCCGTAGTTCCGATAGGTCCTCGGTTGTCTTATCCAGGATCTGGCTTCTCTTGCCTAGATCCACAAAGAAGCCACCTACGCCGATGGCAAGGACAATGAGTTGAAACCACTGGATCATTTGGATCTGTGGCATTGGTCTTCGTTTTCTCGTCATGTTATGCTGCTCCTAGGAAATCCAGGTTTGATGGGTTTACCAGACTTACGGATGCATCTGTGTTTAGGATGGATACCCTAAGCCAGAAATCAGATGGAATACCGATCCTTGTGTACTTGACGGCGCACTCGTTTCTACCAGCCACAAGTCTTGAGTTAGAACCTGAGTATTGATTGCCAGTTGCCCCATACTCAAGTAGTTCCTCACCCGTGTGAATTTGTGAGGAGGTGCTGTCGTTGCCCCAGGTCAAATTTGACGGAACAACGGCATTGCCGAGTCCAGAGAGGTATTTCTGAAGCTTCATGTCCATGTTGAAACTCCACGGGCCGCTATCTATTTCTGAATCAGTACCACTTGAATATGCTGGATAGCCTTCTCCAGTTGAGCTTGTTGCAAACTTTCTGAATACCTTGCTGTAGCCAATTGACTTTAGTCTTGGGATTGTGATTGCAACTTTTGCCACATATCTGAGAATCGTTGGATCGGTGCCGTCTTCTTCCAGTTGTTCCGAAATGACCCTGCAGATCACCTTGCTCTTGTCCAGTCTGGTTCTGCTCTTGGTATTTGCCTTGTTGGCATGGCCAACAGCCGAGTTCATCCCTGGGTAGATCTTTGCAAGGTTGCTTGCAGCAATGGGGATGGTCTCGTTGTTTGTTCCACCATCCCTGAAGCCGTGTTCCAGCAGGATTGCGGAGTTTATGATTGGCTTGGTGTTTGCCGTTGTTTCCTTAAAATAGGCCGCTGTTACTGTTGAATTCAGAACCAACCTAAATACATAGGTGTCCACTGG